TAAACTTATCAAAGCTGGGACCACTGGCAGACTTGCAGTCAACCAGGACACCATCAATCATGGAGTCTTGATGACCCTTCACACCAGATATCTCAACTTCTTTTTGTTGATCGGTTACTTCATGACCTGCAATGGCAGTACAAAGCAAAAGTAATTCTTCCAAAATATATCCATACAGAAACTTTATGCGAGTGGATGGTTGAAGCTGTTCATCCCCCAGTGGTTTATTAAGATCGTACCAAAGCTGCCTGTCTGGCTTTCCAATGATAGACAGTCGTAGGGTAGCCCTATCCCTTGGTTTCTCATATAGGAAATCTTTGATGTGCGTCTTGAGCATCTCACCAAAGTTATCTATATGTTTGTCTACCTCATCCTCATCCATATCAATAGGATCAAGAGTAAATAAATTATATATGTCTTCGACTAGCGTCTCTATTTTTTTCATACGAATTAAGAGAAGGAGTGCCGCCAACCAGCAACACTCCTTCCCACCTTTCTAACTATTAAAAGGACACGTTCTCGGTATTTTCATTCACATAACCTCCTTCCACTACGGGAAAGTCTGCTGCTTGAGGTGTATACGACACTAGATCAATAACCTGCACAGCACTCAAATCTGCTGACACACCAGTCTTGCCAGCAAACTTCCACTGATAGGGAATTGCCCGCACTCTCACAACGCTACCATTGCCGATAAGGGTATCATCCCAAGAATTATTTTGGGAGTCCTTAACAAAGGGTGGTCGGGCTGTACTACCATCTCTTCGTAAGAGCTTACGCTTGATCGTAACAAAATCACCACGCTCGTCATCCTTGTTATTGATTTTGAGACCGGCCTCTTCGATAAGTGAGCGGTTGTCATCATCAACGACTACCTGGATAGACCAGGAATGCTCCTCAAATTTTGTATTAGGCTCAATAACACAGGCCCAATAGCATTTTCCGGTAAGATAAATAGGCTCATTCATGTTTCATTTCTCCTTGAGGCTGCCCTTGCAGCTATGAAGCGGATCGTTCCGCAGGTTGTCTACTACCAACAACAAATACATTTTATCACATTGGAATAGGTCTGTCAACAACTAATGTGTTTCGGCCCAATTATTTCCAATCTTGTAAGCACAATCAAGATCACACTTGAAACTTAATATCTCTTGTGTTTGGTGTATGGCCTCCTTTGTTATCTGGGTGAACCTCTTTATGTCAGGCTTGGCCACCTCGAACTGGTATTCATCATGTACTGACACCACCAGTTGGGCATCCAGCCCTGACCTTCGTATTCTCTTATCCATTTCCACAAGCCACTGCTTACAGACTATTGCCCCGGCTCCTTGGATAAGAGTATTGACCGCTGAATGTTCCGATCTAATCTGAAGTCGTCGGCCATCCAATCCTTTAATAGTTCCTTCTTTTTGAACCGCTTCTTGTATATCAGATCGAAGTGTCTTCAGAGCTGGCATGTTTGCTAGGAATTTTTTGATTAGGTTTTTTCCCGCCTGGGAAGAGCCACCGATTATCTTTCCTATCTTGGCTGGACCGGCTCCATAAAGAAAAGCATAAATAAAAGTCTTGGCCTGATCTCTTGTTTTTAAACCTGCCGCTATCTGGTTAGCACTGTGTACATCTCCGATAAGAACTTCACTGGTAAAGTTCTTATCGTCCATGTAGTGTGCCAGACAGCGTAGCTCCAGCCCATTGGCATCGGTTCCTACAAGGCGATGTGTCTCTGGATTGGATACCGTCCAGAGAGAACGACACTCCTTGCCAAATGGACTGTGGACGGCAGGAACCTGTGCCATATTTGGTTTGTGGTGAGCCATCCGCCCCGTTATAGTGCGAAGGGTTAGAACTTTGCCATGAACCCTCCCATCCTCTTGGCACTCCTTTACCCAGGATTTGAGAAGACCAGTACGTTTCTGCAAGAGAAAGTATCTGCTGAACATCTCTGCTTCTGGCATTCCCCTAATCTTGGAGAGAACTTCCTCATTAATAATAATATTATCTTTGTCAGTATACTTATCTGGTTTCCATCCCTTCTCCATCAGGCGTTCTGCTATTTGTTTTCGACTGGCAATATTGAATGGTATGTATTTAATCTTGGTTTTCAGTTGTTTCTCTACTGGCTTGAACATCTCATCTGCTTGTTCTTTAAGTTCATGCTGTTCATCTTCCAGCTTGGCAAGAAGAAGCTGACCCTCTCTGAGGTTGAAAGCAAAACCATTACGTTCTTGCCTGTCTATAACAATTCTTACATTACGTTCCAACTCGTATGCCTTCGGTTTGAAACTCTTTCCTTCCCCCTCCAGAAGAACGGCCAGTCTTTTGGTAAGCTCTGTATCCCGAATACAGTACTCAAGCATCTCCTCACTATACTCGGCAAACTCATTGAATTCTCCCTTGGCGTAGCCCAGCCTATTTCCCCAGGCTTCCAGAGAGTGACCACCCAGACGAACAGGATTATACAATTGGGACTCCACCAACGTATCCCTGACTTGATGTGGTTTGATTTGAGCATTGGCAAACTTGTTGAGGATTGGTGCGTCAAAGCTAAGACCATTGTGCATGATAAATTGATCTATTCTACTGGACCATCCTCCAAATTGTCTACACTCTTCTCCAATCCATTGCCGCTTTTCGCCTGTTTGGTAATTCTGGGCTACTATGCAATGTATTTTTGTGGCATCTAGGCCATCTGTTTCAATATCAACAACAGCTCTCATGATTTTACCCCAAAGGTACCCAAAAAAGGTACCCCAAAAAGGTACCCAAAAAGGTTTTTAATTCTCCTCATAGGTCATATCCATCAGATATGCATCGTTGGTGGGGATGTGAAAGAACTTCTCTCCTTTCTGGATGTTGCGGTTGGCAGCCTCTTTAATTTCACATTCAAGAAGGGTGTGACCATCTATGTGCCATGCCTTCAAGCAATCATTTCGGAACACAACAAAGGTCAGTACGTCATCAGGACACTCCTCTTTCCACTTCCCAAGTAGTCTCCTTTTCCTTTCAGGTATGCGTATTTCCCCCCAACTTTCAGGCCAATCTCCTCTCCAGGAATATTTTATCTCGACCTCATAGAGAAGTCTTGGTAAATTTTTATCCACTGTACAAACAATATCAAAGTAGGTTGTTTCATTGGTGGAGATATTGGAGTGGTCATGATCTTGGAGCCAACCTACCATGTGCTTCTTAGCTTTGGTGTCAGCCACATCGTAGAGTGCTTTATCAAACGGCTTTCTCATTCCTCGTCCTCCAAGAAGGGGTTATCAATTTGTGTCATTCTACCAGTTTCTTTATCATAATGCAAGTAACAAGCGACACCAGTGTCTCCTGTATATCTATTTTTAAGAATACGAATGGTGGTGGTATTGGCCTCAATCTCATCGTCTGCTTGCTGGTTACGCTCCAAGGCTATAACACTATCAGACAGGTGAGCGATGCTGGCAGACCCACGCAGGTGAGACAGAGATACTTCCCTGCCCTCCTCATGCCCACGATCTCCGCTGGGACGCCGCAGGTGGCTGACAAGTAATAGTCCTACCCCAGTTTCTTCCACCAGAGATCTCAACTTGGTCATGAGAACATCGATAGTCTTTCGTTCATCCCCATAATCTTCTTGGCCGGATACCAGGATACTCAGATGATCCAGGAATATCCACTTGCAATCCAGAGCCTTGGCCATGTACCTGATACGATCAAGTATTTCAGGGTTCCCAATCGAACCAAAGTGATCAAAGGCAAAGAACTTCTTACCACCAATAGTTTTCTTTCTCCAAACCTCCAGTTGCTCCCTTGAGAATTGTTCTCTCACTTCCCTGATATACAATCGGGCATTGGCTTCCACACTCATGATGTTGAAGATAGTATTGTGAGTACTCTCTTCCAAGGCAAGTACACCAATATTATCTTCGGTGTTACCCATAATGTGGTGCATCAGCTCTCTGGTGATGCTACTCTTCCCCATGCCAGCCCCACTACAGAATGTTATAAGCTCTCCCGTCCTCATCCCATATGTTTTCTCATTCAATTTACTCCAAGGATATGAACAGGTCTCGCAATAGTTTTCTTCATAGAGTTCCGCACCAATATCATCAAGGTTTATAATACCGGCTGGCGTGTATGTCCTGGCATTCCACCATGCCTCAACAAACTTTGATCTCTGCCCCGTCTTTAAATACTCATTGGCATCCTTCATATTCAGGGACACAATCTTACACTTGTTTGGCTCGAATAACTGAGCTACTTT